TTACCTGAGAAAAAGGGACTTTTGGTGTAAACCAAAGCTCCACAATCTCCCTTGCGAGTGTCGAGGTCATATTCCAGTCCGAGTGATACTTCTTTCATTCCGTGGTTTGATGTGTATTTCCTACCACTTATGAACGAAAAATCATTGTCACAGAAGCTGAACACACTAGAGCGTTCAGCACCATTCAATGTCCTGAGGCCAGATACTACGATCTTGCCTTCATTAATCCTGTCCATGTCGTTAGCGTTATGAAACTTAGAAATTATGCTCTTCCTACTAGCAGTAGTAGGTATCACAATAAAAACTAGGTCACAAGGCTTTCCAAAAGCGTCAGTCAGTTGCATAGTCTCGCAATTCCTCAGATTTGTGCTACAGCTGTCTTTACCATGGGGGGTAACTAGTGTGAAGTCCCCACCATTATGTTCCAGCTGTTCCACAAAGTGATGAACTGTCAACAAAATCCTTCCAGTGATAAACACGGCGTTCATTTCTCCACCTGAGGTGGACAGTGTAACCATGTTCCTGTTCGTTATGCTTTCCCATTGTTCTTGTTGGTTCAGGTCAGACATTTGTGCCTTAAAAGTCACTTGTCCTTCCCTACACTCATATACTGGAACTTTCATCTCCGCGCGCATTTTGAGGGGGTGGCCTCGAGTTTGCACTTCGCGGGACTCAGCTCGCATAGAGGGGTTCTTGAATCGTGTTTGGGTCTCACGCGATTCTGCATATCCAAGATCAAAGAGCGAGTCACTAAAATTCTTGTGTTCCCGAAGAGCCTCGGTAACACATTCTGTTTTAGTGCCTCGCAGAGTCGCCAACATCCAGTTATACCAAGCAGGGTTCGGGTGATCAGAAACGGAGGCCATTTGGATTAGAAGCTCATGTGCATAAGCGTCCGTTCCAAATATTGAGGACGTCTTGATATTTCCGCATAGTGAACAATTACATTCTGCTACTTTCAAGGCAGCAAGGGTTCGGGCTGTAAACTTTTTACAAGTAAAATGTCCAGCCCACCACTTGTAGCCCATCATGCCAGCAATTGTAACTGTATATACGAACCATCGTGAGCATAGGAAATCCTTGAGCGCTTTAGCGAAGACAGGAGCTACCTCCGTTTTGACGCGCTCTGAGAGTTTCTTTACGCGGTTTCGTGCTCGTTCCAACATTCCTGGTTGAGGTGGTACGCATTTGACGAGAGTGTCTATGGTCAAGTCCTTGTTCCAATCGTATTTACTATCAGCATCCTCTGTAAGCCATTGGTCGCGGGGTAAGTCGTCTTCAGTTTCAAACATTTCGTCATCAGAGTCGGAGTCATTTTCGTCATTTCCATCAGCCATTTGAGCCTTCAGTCGCCCATCCTTGAGACTGTTCTTGAGATTACTAAAGTCACTTTCGTTCACTTCTTTAGTAATACCAAGCATCTCGTAGATAGAGTCATTAAGGTTCGATGATTGTTCGAGAGTAGTTTCTGATTGTGCCCAGAAATAATCCATGAACTGGTCCAGGGATAGATTCTTGTGTAGCACTGTATCTCTGTCTCCCAGCTTATACACGTCAAGTACATAAATGTCCTTACAGAATCCTTTCCCCTTGAAGTGAGTAGCAAGCTGTTTGTCCCAGATCATATGATACTTACCACAAGGAGAGG